GCGTAAAATCTGGTCGCAAAACTGTGAGACTCACATCTTCACAGGTAGCAATAGCTAAAAAATTAGGTGTGCCACTAGAAGAGTATGCAAAACAAATAAAACTCACGGAAGGAGCATAAGCATATGAAAAAAGACGAAACACAAAAAGTAACTTCTCGTGCGAGCCAAACTCGGTCAAAAACTGAAAGACCAAAAGAGTGGGCTCCTCCATCTTCTCTAGATGCACCGACTGCGCCGGATGGATTCCGACACAGATGGATACGGGCAGAGAGTTTAGGATTTCAAGATTCTAAAAATATCTCTGGAAGATTAAGATCTGGATATGAATTAGTGAGAGCTGATGAATACAAAGATTCTGATTATCCTGTAATCACTGATGGTAAATACGCAGGCGTGATTGGAGTAGGTGGCCTTGTACTCGCAAGGGTGCCCGAAGAAATCGCGAAGGCAAGAACTGAATACTTTAAGCGTCAAGCTCAAGGTCAAGACGAAGCTGTAGAAAACGATTTAATGAGGGAAGAGCATAAGAGTATGCCCATCAATGTTGATAGGCAGTCTCGCACAACCTTCGGTGGCAAAAAGTAATTTTACTTAAACCAACGAATTAAATTAACCGAACTGGAGGCCCTTAGGGGCAGGTTCATAAGGAGATAAGACTATGGCTAATAGACAAACAGCAGGATATGGTTTTAGATCGGCTGGTACTTTAGGTAATACACCTGCGGTACAAGGTTTATCTAAATACTTTATCGATGCCGCTGTAGACATTGATTTGTTTTACGGCAGCGCAGTACAAGTTACAGCAGGTTATGTTGTAACAGCTGAAGATGCAGCTACGGCTGAATCAATTGGTGTCTTATATGGTATCTTTTATGAGGATGCGTCGACGTTGAAACCAACGTTCAACAATCATTATAATGGTGCTATTACACCAGCAACAGCGAAAGACGGCGGTGATATCGTAGCTTTTGTTAATGACTATCCTTGGCAGGTTTACCACGTAGCAGCAGATGCAGCAGTAGCTGCAAACATTCCTGCGGCTCATGCTAAATACTTAGACACGTTCGACGTAAATTCAGCAGCAGGTAGCACTACTACAGGTATGTCATCTAACACGTTAGATATCGGCGACTCACACGCAACAAATAACACTTGGAGACTATTAAGAGGTGTTGAAGACCCTGAAAATGGGGACTTAACGGCAGCATTCTGTAATGTTGAAGTTGTTCAAAACTTGAACCAATACATTGATAGTTCTGGGTCATAGGAATAGGAGAATAAATTATGGCAATATCACGACACCAACTCGTAAAAGAGTTAGAGCCAGGATTGAATGCACTATTCGGCCTGGAGTACAAAAGGTATGATAATCAGCACGCTGAGATTTATACTAACGAAACATCTGACAGAGCTTTTGAAGAAGAAGTTATGTTATCTGGTTTCGGAAACGCAAGTGTAAAGAGTGAAGGTTCTGGAGTAGCATTTGATAATGCACAAGAATCTTACTCTGCTAGATACACTCATGAAACAGTTGCTTTAGCATTTGCTATCACTGAAGAAGCTATCGAAGACAATCTTTACGATAGAATTTCTTCTAGATACACAAAAGCTCTAGCAAGATCTATGAGTAACACTAAACAAGTAAAAGCAGCAGCACCTTTAAATAACGGTCTACCAAGTGTAGATGGTTTTGATTCAGGTGATGGTGTTTCTTTGTTTAATACTTCTCACACAACTGTGAGCGGTACTAGCGTTAAAAACACACTTACAACACAAGCAGACTTAAACGAAACTTCATTAGAGCAAGCGATGATTGACATTGCTGGTATGACTGATGAAAGAGGTTTAAGAATTGCAGCTAAAGCAGTCAAAATGATTGTTCCATCTGCAAACCAATTCCAAGCTGAAAGACTTATGAAGTCTCAAGGTAGAGTTGGAACTGCTGATAATGATATCAATGCATTAGGATCAATGGGAATGATTCCTCAAGGTTACAGAGTGAATAATTTCTTAACTGATACTGATTCGTTTTACATTATCACTGATGTACCAAATGGTATGAAAATGTTCACTAGAGCACCATTGACAACTGCAATGGAAGGTGACTTTGATACTGGTAACGTTAGATACAAAGCTAGAGAAAGATACTCATTTGGAGTTTCTGACTTTAGAGGTATCTTCGGCGTTGAAGGTGCGTAATCAATAAAACTTTTTGTGGCCGGACATAGTTCGGCCACATTCAATAACTAATACGGTGAGAACATGAAAAAATTCCTAGTAAACATTTGGGCGTACGATCACTATGCAAAATTTGAAGTTTTGTCAGAAGATAACGCTACTGCTCTTGAACAATCAATCCTTGACAAGTTGGGAGAAAAGAGTATAAATTGGGAATATCTTGGTATATCTTATGATAACCGAGTAAACAGAATAACCTATGAGGAGGTTATAAATGATACAAGACCTATACAAACAAAAAAGGTCCTTGGAGTTGAAGTGGGAACAGGAGCATCTGTCTAATGGTAGATACACTCTTGAAATGGTTCGGATCGATGACAAAGTCAAAGAAGTTATCACTGAAATCAAGCTTGAAGAAGCTAAAATTGCACATAGACAAAATACTGTTGAAGGTGCGGCTCCACAAGTTTCTGTAGCTACTTAATCAAAAGCTACATTGCTGAAATGCATAAATACCTTAGGATCTCTTGCACTCTACTAAAAAATAACATATAATTTTAACACTATACAAAAATAAAAACTTAAATGTAGACGCGTATAGTCGACATCCCTAGGGACTACATTTAAAATATCTAGGAGGATATTAATATGGCAAATACAACTTTTTCAGGTCCGGTACGATCTGAAAGCACACTTAAAACTGTTAGTAAAAATGCTACTACAGGAGCAATTACTGAAGTTATCACTATGGGTGATGCACCAGTTGCATTAGGAGATGAAGACAAAACTCTTGATAACGCAACACACAGTGGAAGAACTCTTGTAGTTCCTGCACTTGCAGCTAACAGAACAATTACATTACCGGCACCAGTTGCTGGTGCGCACTTTAAATTTATTTATGGTGGCGCCGCGGAAGAAGCAGAAAATTTAATTATAATAACACCAGGAAATACTAATTTCTTTATTGGTGGAGTTATTCATTTAGATTCAAATGCTGATAACGTATCTGTTTATTCTGATGGAAACTCTAACTCAAAACTAACTCTTACAGATTTTGGTTTATTTGAAATAAATATATTAGCTAAAGATTCTACTAACTACTATATTTGGGGTCAAGCAGAAGGCGCAGACGTGCCTGCATTTGCAGATCAATAACATATAATTATGATGGGGCTTCGGCCCCATCTAGTAATCTTAATTAAGGAGGGATTATGGCAGACACAGTAACAGGACCAACTATCATGCAAGAAAATGATGTTAGAGTGGTTATTAAATATGTAAACCAATCAGACGGATCAGGTGGAACAACAGTATTTGGAGATGTATCAGCAATGGCGAACAATGCAGATGGTGCTTCTTGCTTACACTTAGTTTTACAAAGAGTTTGGTATTCATCACAAGGTGGAGACGGTGGAGATTCTTACGTTCGTATGGATGAAGAAGACGATGACGGCGACATACCTATTATTGGTTTAACAGGATCTGGTTATTGGGACTTTAGAGAATTTGGTGGGTTAAAAACTGACAAATCAAACAACACTAACCAAAGTGATGTTAACCTTGTAGTTCCTAGCACAGCAGATGCTGGTAACATGTATACGGTAATAGCAGAATTTAAAAAATTATATTAGGAAGGTAGCAGATGGCTAATACTACTTCCGGAACAGTAACGTTCGACAAAACATTCGCTGTTGATGAAATTATTGAAGAAGCATACGAAAGACTTGGCATACAAGTTAGTTCAGGTTATCAATTAAAAACAGCAAGACGATCTCTTAATATTTTATTTCAAGAATGGGGTAATAGAGGTATTCACTATTGGGAAGTAGGTGAAGCTAATATAGATATAATTGAAGGACAAGCTGAATATACTTTTTACAGAGCAAGTGGTGATGGAACAAGTTCTGTAACAAATCCAGCTGGTATTTATGGTGTTGCAGATGTTCTTGAAGCAACTTTAAGATCTAATAGAACCCAAACAACACAAACAGATTCTTCTTTAACAAAAATTTCTAGAGCAACTTATTCTGCATTATCAAGTAAGTTATCTAAAGGAACACCAGCACAATTTTTTGTTCAAAGATTCGTGGACAAAACTACAATAACAGTTTACCCAACAGCAGATTCTTCTAATGCATCTAAAGACATACATTTTTATTATTTAAAAAGAATACAAGACGTAGATTCAACATACACAGATGCAACAGATCTTCCATACAGATTCGTACCTTGTATGGTTTCAGGACTTGCTTTTTATTTAAGTCAAAAAGTAAATCCGCAGTTAACACAAACAATGAAGTTATTATACGAAGATGAATTAGCCAGAGCACTATCTGAAGATGGTTCTGCTGCTAGTACATACATAACTCCTAAAAACTATTACCCGAATATATAATGGCAACAGGAAAATACGCAAAAGCAATATCAGATAGATCAGGATTTGAATTTCCATATAACGAAATGGTTAGAGAATGGAATGGTTCACTTGTGCACAAATCAGAATTTGAACCTAAACATCCACAATTAGAATTAGGCACACATGCTGCAGATCAAGAAGGTTTAATGAATGCAAGACCGGATAGAACAGAAAATTCTGTTGCAGTAATATTAAAACCAAATCCTTTTGAAACTATTGCAGCTTCATCAGGTATTATAAATGTATCAGAACCATCACACGGTAGATCAACAGGCGATACTGTAAGATTTAGAGGATCACCCTCTACTGCAGGCACATTTGCAAACCCTGCATCATTCGATGGTATAACAGGATCAAACGTTGCAAAAGCTGCAGGATATTCTATTACCGTTGGTAAAAGAGATTCAAGTGGAAATATCACTAACACAACAGACTTCTATCACTTTACTGTAGACACAGATACTGCTACAAGTGGTAGTACATCAGGAGGAGGAGAGAATTGCTCGGCAGGTCCAGCAACTCTTAGCGCATAATGTCAGGAATTAGTTATTCAGATTTAAGAACACAAATTAGAAACTACACAGAAGTTTCTAGCACCGTGTTATCAGATTCAATTATAGAAAATATTGTGCTTAACGCAGAATATAGAATTTTTAGAGATGTACCTCTTGATGCATATAGAACATCAACAACAGGTAATTTAGTTACTAACCAAGATTTTGTAAATGTTCCAGCAGGAGCATTAGTTGTTAGAGGTGTACAGGTTTATGATTCAACATCAGTTACTACAGGATCAAACGTTTGGTTAGAAAAAAAAGATTTATCTTATTTAGAAGAATACGTATCAGCTAATACTTCTACAGGAAAACCTAAGTATTATGCAATGAAAGGTGGAGCAACAGGTAATACTAGTTCTACTTCAGGTGCTATTTTATTAGCTCCTGTACCAGATTCAACATATGAATACCAAATTCATTACAATCGTATTCCAGATAAATTAGAAGCAAGTAGTAATGAAACTAGTTATATAAGTTTGAATTTTCCAAATGGTCTGTTATATTGTTGTCTAGCAGAAGCTTTTGGTTTTTTAAAAGGACCAATGGACATGCTACAGTTATACGAATCAAAGTATAAAGCTGAGATTCAGTTGTTTGCTGCAGAACAAATTGGAAGACGAAGAAGGGATGATTATACGGACGGTACTGTAAGAATACCAATTCAGTCACCACCACAATAGGAATTAAATTATGGCATCAACATACACAGATCTCGGTATAGAAAAAATGGCAACTGGCGAAAACGCCGGTACATGGGGAACAAAAACTAATACTAACTTAGATATTATAGAAAAAGCAATTTCTGGTTATGTAGAACAAGCAGTAACTAGTGGTGGAACAACACAGTTAACTATTACGGATGGTGATGCAACAGAATCAACATCAGTTGCAAGACATGCTGTTATAAAATTAACAGGTACAATATCAGGTAATTCTATTGTAACTGTACCAGATTCTGTAGAAAAAGTTTATATTGTAACTAATGGCACATCGGGTGCGTACACAGTTCAATTTAAAACAGCATCAGGAACTGGTATTACTTTTGGTGTATCTGAAAAAACTACAAGATTAGTTTACTCTGATGGAACAAATCTTGTTGATGCAGGATTTGGTGGATCTCTTGATTTAGAAGGAAGAGAATTAGTTTTAGATGCTGATGGTGATACAACTATTACAGCAGATACAGATGATCAAATAGATATTAAAATTGCTGGTGCAGATGATTTTCAATTTACAGCAAATACTTTTACAGCTCAATCTGGAAGTAGTATTGTTGTACCAGATGGTGGACTTACTTTTGGAAGCACAGCTATTACATCGACAGCAGCAGAATTAAATATTTTAGATGGTGTTACATCAACAACAGCAGAACTAAATATTTTAGATGGTGTTACATCGACAGCAGCAGAATTAAATGTACTTGACGGTATCACTGCAGTTGTTGGAGAATTAAATGCTTTAGATATAGGTTCTACAGCAATAGGAACAGCTGTTGCAAGTAAAGCAGTTATATTAGATGCAAACAAAGATTATACAGGAATTAGAAATTTAACTATATCAGGAGATCTTACAGTATCGGGTGATGATATTACCATGGGTACAAATACTGCAGGTAATTTATTAGTTGCAGATGGTACAAATTTTAATTCTATAGCTGTAGGATCATTATCAGAAATATCTAGCATAGCTAATGATGATGTATTTTTAGCAGTTGATACTTCAGGCGGTGGTCTTAAAAAAGTTGCAAGATCAACTGTTGTATCAGGACTAGCTACATCCGCTGCATTAACAAATGTAGTTGAAGATAGCACACCACAGTTAGGTGGTAATCTTGATATGAATGGTGCAGATATTGTAACCACTTCAAATGCAGATTTAGAATTAGCACCTAATGGTACAGGTCATGTTACTGTTAGAGGTAATACAAATTCAGGTGCTATACAATTTAATTGTGAATCTAATTCACATGGCCAGCAAATAAAGGCACAACCACATTCTGCAGGTGTTACAAACGTTATGTTATTACCAGATGGTGCTGATTCAACTTTAGTATCTCTTGTAGCTACACAGACTTTAACAAATAAAACTTTAACATCACCTAAAATAAATGAAGATGTAGCAGTAACTTCTACTGCAACAGAATTAAATTTATTAGATGGTGTGACAGCAACAACTGCTGAATTAAATATTTTAGACGGAGTTACATCTACAGCAGCAGAGCTTAATATATTAGATGGAGTAACTTCAACAGCAGCAGAGCTTAACATTTTAGACGGAGTTACATCTACAGCAGCAGAGCTTAACATTTTAGACGGAGTTACATCTACAGCCGCAGAATTAAATATTATAGATGGTGATACATCAGCAACTGCTACAACTTTAGCAGATGCTGATAGATTAGTTACAAACGACGCTGGTACTATGAAACAAGTGGCGTTAACAGATGTTAAAACATACTTGACGAGTGCAGGATTTAGTTCGGAAGACCCGACAGCTCTTGCAATTGCGTTAGGATAGTACTATAAGAAAAAAGGAGTAAAAATATGGCAAACACGTTTAAAGTTATAACTTTCGCAGCAGAACCTGCTAGTGCTGGCACTCCGTATAAAATGTATACGGTGGCAGGATCAACTACCACAGTGGTATTAGGTCTAATTCTTACTAACATTCATACAACTGCAGTTACTGCAGAAGTAGAACTTGTTAGTGACACAGGCAGTAGAGGTGGAGCGAATAACGTCAGTAACGGAACATCATTTTTAGCAAAGGACGTAAGCATCCCCGCGGGAACGTCACTTGAGTTGTTATCGGGAGGAAAAGTAGTTTTAGAAGCTACCGATGAAATAAAAATTGATTGTTCAGTTGCAGATAAATTATCTGGCACGTTAAGCATAATGGAGATAACGTAAGATGGCCTATATTGGAATTCAGCCAGCAGAATCGTTTACTTCATTCGCTACTCAAGAATTTTCTACGAGTGCTACGACCTCCTATACTCTAGATCATGCTGTAGCTAACGAAAATGAATTAGCTCTTTTTGTAAATAACGTAAGACAACAACCTGGATCTGGTAAAGCATATACTGCGACAGGCACAGCGTTGACACTATCTGCGGCCACGGCTTCGACAGATACGATGTACTGTGTATTTTTAGGTAGAGCATTACAAACTGTTGTACCTGCAACTAATAGTATTACAGCTGCTATGGTTGGTAATGATTTAATATCTGGTAAGGATGCACTAGCTAGTGAACCTGACGACACAGACGAATTCCTTGTCTCAGATGCAGGTACGATAAAAAGAATTGATTATTCATTGATTAAAGGTGGTGGAATTACAATGGTAGATCAATTTAGAT